TTGTGCCGTATACAGCTACCTCATTAGATGATGCGGAGTCAATCATTCATCGGGTTCAAATATCTGAAAATGAATTAAGAAAACAACAAGTTGCTGGTTTTTATAGAGACATAGATTTAAAACCAGGACCAGTTAATGAAACAGAGGTTGAAAGAAAAGAACGAGAACTAGAGGGTCAAAGCAAAGGCAGAGACGAAGACGTATTTAATTTATTAGAGTGTCATGTTCATTTAGATCTTGAAGGATTTGAAGACATGGGTGAAGATGGTGAACCAACAGGAATCAAACTTCCATATGTTGTAACTATCGAAGAAAACTCTAGAGAAGTTTTATCAATCAAAAGAAATTATGAAGTAGGTGATCCACTAAGAAACAAAGTAGATTACTTTGTACATTTTAAATTTTTACCAGGACTTGGCTTTTATGGTTTTGGTTTAATACACATGATTGGTGGATTATCAAGAACAGCTACGGCTGCATTACGACAACTATTAGATGCTGGAACTTTATCAAACTTACCCGCAGGATTTAAGCAAAGAGGAATTAGAATCAGAGATGATGCACAATCTATTCAACCAGGTGAATTTAGAGATGTAGACGCACCAGGTGGCAACATCAGAGATTCATTCATGATGCTTCCTTTCAAGGAACCATCACAAACTTTATTAGCACTTATGGGCGTCGTAGTACAAGCAGGTCAAAGATTCGCTTCAATAGCAGACTTGCAGGTAGGTGAGGGTAATCAACAAGCGGCAGTGGGTACGACAGTAGCCTTGTTGGAAAGAGGTAGCAGAACAATGTCTGCAATTCACAAAAGAATTTACTCAGCCCTAAAACAAGAGTTCAAATTATTAGCAAGAGTTTTCAAGTTATATCTACCACAAGAATATCCTTACGATGTTGTTGGCGGTCAAAGGATGATAAAACAAATGGACTTTGACGATAGAGTAGATATATTGCCAGTTGCAGATCCAAACATTTTCTCTCAGACACAGCGTATTTCCCTCGCACAGTCGGAACTGCAGCTGGCAACATCCAACCCACAAATACATAATTTGTATCAAGCGTACAGAAATATGTATGAAGCATTGGGAGTAAAAGATATTGACAAACTTCTAAAACGACCACAACCACCCACACCAAAGGACCCAGCGTTAGAACACATTGATGCTCTTGCTGGGCGTCCGTTCCAAGCGTTCCCTGGTCAAGATCATAGGGCACATATAACTTCGCATTTAAATTTTATGGCAACTAATATGGCTAGAAATAATCCTATGATTATGGCTTCGTTAGAGAAAAATTGTTTTGAGCACATTTCTTTGATGGCACAAGAACAAATTGAAATAGAATTTAGACAAGAGATGCAACAATTGATGATGATGCAACAAAATCCTCAAGCTGCAGCTAATCCACAAATGCAAATGCAAGCTAAAATAATTTCTGAAAGAATCGAAGCAAGAAAAGCACAATTAATTGCTGACATGATGGAAGAATTTATGAAAGAAGAGAAGAAAATTACTTCTCAATTTGATAATGACCCTATCGCTAAGTTAAGAGCAAGAGAACTTGACCTTCAAGCACAAGAAAATCAGAGAAAACGTGAAGAAGGTGAAGAGAGAATTAACTTAGATAAGATGAGAGCAATGATGAATCAACAAAATCAAGACGAAAAACTTGATCAAAATGAAGAATTAGCAAAATTAAGAGCTAATACATCCATCGAAAAGACAATTTTATCAAAAACTTTACCAAGTGCTAAGGATATGGGGCCTAGTAATGTGATAATTAGGAGAGACGATGAGTAAGAAGATGACAAAACCAGAAAAAAAGGTTAAAAAGGTCATGAAGGAGTTTAAAAAAGGTAAACTCAACATAGGTAAAAGCGATAAGAAGGTAAAAAATCGTAAACAAGCTATTGCGATTGCACTTTCTAAAGCTGGAATAGATAAAAGGAGCTAAAATGGCAGAAGAAAACAAAAAAAACCTAAACCATGAAATGTTTACAAACAAAGATGGTTATGTTGAAGGTGGAAAAGAGATCGAAATGACAAATCCATCAGAAACACAAGAAGCAGAGGTTCAAGGTCAAGGAAATATCTTAGGCGAAAAGAAAAGAAAAGCTAAGTGGTACTAATATGTGGCTGCAAGCGATTAAATTAGCAGCACAAGCTGGTTCAAAAATTTACGCCAACAGACAAAAAGCAAAAATGGCTATGTCTGAGGCACAATTATTGCATGCTGAAAAACAAGCTCGAGGTGAGGAAGCTTACCAAGGCAAATTGTTAGAAGCTAGGCAATCGGATTGGAAGGACGAAGCCGTCCTCATAATATTGTCAACTCCTGTAGCGGTGTTGGCCTGGGCAGTCGTAAGTGACGACCCAACAGCGATGGACAAGGTGAAGTTATTCTTCGATATGTTCTCGCAACTACCGTCATGGTTTACAAACTTGTGGATCCTTGTCGTGGCGAGTATTTATGGTATTAAGGGAACACAAATATTTAGAAACGGAGGAAAAAAATAATGGCAAATCCAAGATATAATAAACAAGTAACAAACAGACGTGGCGCTATGGGTGGCGGCATGATGAAGAGAGGCATGTACAAGAAAGGAAGCTTTCCTGATATGTCTGGTGATGGTAAAGTTACTCAAAAGGATATTTTAATTGCAAAAGGTGTAATTAAAAAACCTGGTGGCAAAAAGAAAAAAGTTGTCAAAAAAATGAAAAACAAGAAAAAGGTAATCGGCTAATGGCTAGAAAAGGTTTATACGCAAATATTCATGCTAAAAGAAAAAGCGGAAGAAAAATGCGTAAGAAAGGTGCAAAAGGTGCACCTACGGCAGCTAATTTTAGACGAGCCAAACAAACAGCGAGATCTTAATGACAAAACTATGTCCAAGAGGTAAAGCAGCAGCGAAAGCAAAATTCGATGTGTACCCCTCAGCATATGCTAACGCCTACGCTAGTAAAATCTGTGCAGGTAAGATTAAAGATCCATCTGGCACAAAAAGAAAAGATTTTAAAGGCCGTAAGCCATCTGCAATGGGTGGAAGAATTAAACTAGCTGGTGGTGGTTTAAGAGAAGCTACTGATAGACTAAGAAGACAAGGTCTTAGAGGTGGTGGAATGTGTAAAAAAGGGATGAATAGAAAAATCCTTAGAAAATAAAATGGCAAAGAACGGTCTTGATAAATGGTTCAAACAGAAATGGGTAGATATTGGTTCCAAGAAAAAAGGTGGAGGTCATAAACCATGTGGAAGAAAATCTGCAAGTGGATCAAAAAGAAAGTATCCAAAGTGCGTGCCTGCTGCAAAAGCAGCAAGGATGACAGACTCTCAGAAGCGGAGTGCCGTTGCAAGAAAGAGAAGTAAACCACAAGGTGTAGGTGGTAAACCTACAAATGTAAAAACATTTGCAAGAAAAAAAGCTGCTAATGGAGGTTACATGGGTAGAAGTATTAGAGGTGAATATGGTGGGGTTAATTTATCAAATCCATCATACGTAAAATATTACAAAGGCATGTTAGATTAATGAGAACAGATTATCAAACAAGAGCAGAATTTTCAAAGGGCACAATGCCCGCAAGAAATAAAAAGAACTTCAGGCCTACAAAGGCCGGAGCAGGCATGACTCGAGCCGGTGTCAAGGCCTATAGAAGACTAAATCCCGGTTCAAAACTAAAAACAGCCGTGACTGGTAAAGTGAAACCAGGATCAAAAGCTGCTAAACGTAGAAAATCATACTGCGCAAGATCACTAGGTCAGCTCAAAAGAGCTTCAGCAAAAACAAGAAACGATCCAAACTCACGTATTCGTCAGGCTAGAAGAAGGTGGAAATGTTAAAAAAAAGAAAAATAAAAAAAGTAATAGGTGCTTTAAAAAAGGCATCTAAAGCACACGCCGGTCAAGCAAAAATATTAAAAGGAGTTATAAATGGATCCAAAAAAGGGAACGGGAAAAAAGCCTAAAGGTTCTGGTAGAAGACTCTACACAGATGAAAATCCTAAAGATACAGTAAAAATAAAGTTTGCAACACCTGCAGATGCAAGAGCAACTGTTAGAAAAGTAAAAAATATAAACAAACCATTTGCTAGAAAAATACAAATATTAACCGTAATGGAGCAAAGAGCTAAAGTTATGGGTAAGAATAAAGTTGTACAAATAGCGAAGAAAGGAAAAGATGCTATCAGAAAAACTACTAGAAGCGCTTAAAAAAAGATATGAAGGACAAATCGCTGAAGGATTTGCAACAATTAATATTTATCTTCAAAACCCTGTTGGAATAGGTGAACACCCACAACACTTGGATGAGATGGATAAACTGTTACAAAAAATTGTAGATGCAGAAGAAAAACTTTCATTAATAAACAAAGGAGAGTGGAGTAAATAATGCAAGATCTAGAACTAATAACTAAAATACAAAG